CAGGTTGCGCGCATGATGGCGTGCCAGTTGTCCGGCGACTGGGGTCCGCACCGCGAGAAGCCCGGTAAGCGCGAGCTTGCCGCTGCGCTGCTCGTGCCGGTGCCGGGGTTCCCGACGCGTAGCCGGTCGTTCACGATTCAGGGCGGTGAACTCGCCCGAACCGTGACGCCGGTCCGATTCGGCACGCACGCGGGCGTAGTTGAGCCGGTGGGAATGCGTGCCGCTGCTGACAGGATGGCTGCTCAAGTGGGCCGCGATCCTGAATCAAGAATGCGTGAGTTCGCCGTGAGCTTGCGCAAGACCTTGAGAGGTGATGAGTGATGGGCTGCAACTGTGGCAAGAAAAAGGGCGGGGTGTCGGTGTTCTCCACGGAGGAACAGGCGCGTATCGCCAAGCAACGGAACGTGACGGTCATGACTTCGGCTGGCTCTTCGAACGGTTCGAAGACGAAGACCGCCACGACGGACAGCTAATAGCACACGATTCGAAGGCGATTTCTCAATTTCGCCTGTGAATCGTGTGTAGAATCCGAGTATTCACTTCAATACACAGAGGGAACGCGATGTCAAAGGACAACGAGGCGGGGCAGACCCTGCCGGACGGGGGCGACGAGCTTACCGCCGCATTGGCGGGTAAGTCCGAAGCCGAACTGTCCAACATGCGTGACGATCTGGTCGCGGCGTTTGACGCCATCTACCAGGACGGCAAAGCGGATATCGACGCTGACGGTTTCGCGAAACTCGAAGTCATCAAGACGCAGATCCTCGCGGTGAACACCACGGCCGAAGAGGTCGCGACAACCAAGCGCGCGAACGCCGAACGGGCCGCCGCTCTCCGCGAGGCCATCAAGCCCGCGAAGACTGAGGCTGTCGAAGACGGTGAAGGCGGCACCGAAGCCGGGGACGACGCTCCCGAGGCTGCGGCTCCCGAAGCGAGGGAACTCGTTTCCGCTGGCATCGATGAGAAGGTGCTCACCGCTTCCATCACGACCGCCATCGGCGAGACCATGAAGGCGTTCGCAGGTGACTACCTCAAGCCGACGACCGACCTGAACCAGCGCGTGCGACTCGGCACGATTCAGCAGTACGCGCCCGACGCCAAGGTGCACGAGGCTCGCTCTGAGGCCGTGATCGTGGCTTCGGCCGACATCCCCGGCTTCGCACAGGGTGGCCGACTCGACAACATCACCCAGCTCGGTGAAGCGATGCACCGACGCGCGAAGATGCTCCCGGTCGGGCGCACGGGCAACCCCGAAGCGGTCCCGGTCGCGAGCCTGGAACGCGAGTTCACGTTCACGCTGAACAAGAACTCCACGCCCGACGACGTGAACGAAGTCCTCAAGGCCGCTGCCGATGAGGATGTCCTCGTGGCCGCTGGCGGATGGTGCGCGCCTTCGGAGATCTCTTACGATTTCTTCAACGTCGTCTGCGAAGACGGCATGATCGACCTGCCGACCGTTGGGCTGTCGCGCGGTGGCGTGCAGTACCCGACCTCGCCGAGCTTCGGCGACCTCGCGTCTGACCCGGGCATCGTCTGGACGTGGACCGAGGCCGATGACATCGAAGCGGTTGACAGCTCGTCTGTCTTCAAGCCGTGTGTCCGCGTCGAGTGCCCGACGTTCATCGACCGGCGAGCCGACTGTGACGGTTTCTGCGTCACGGCCGGTAACCTGATCGACTACGCGTACCCCGAACTGATTGCCAACTGGCTGCGGCTGGTCATGGCGATCCGCGCGAAGGCGACGAACGCCCGCATCATCGATCTGATGCTGAACGGTGGCGGCTCCGGTGACGCGATCTCCGCGAGCATCGCTGTCGATCACTCCGGTCTGCTCGGTGCGACCACTTCGGCGCTGCTCAGCTCCATCGAGCTGTCTGCTGTCGACTACCGCGAGAAGTACTCCATGTGCTTCGACGCGATCCTCGAAGTCGTCATGCCGCGATGGGCTCAGGCGGTCATCCGCGCTGACCTCGCGAACCGCGACGGCATCGACGTCTTCGGCGTCACGGACGGCATGATTGCCGACTGGTTCAACATCCGTGGCGTCCGCGTCCAGTTCGTCGGTGACTGGCAGGTCCGTTCGGGCACTGACCCGGGTGGTGCTACCCCGGCCACCGGCTGGCCGCTGACCATGGATTACATGATCTACGCTCCGGGCACCTTCATTCGAGGCAACTCGATGTCGCTTGACCTCGGCGTTGTTCGTGACTCCGTGCTCAACTCCACCAACGACCACACGGCCGCATGGGCTGAGGACTGCTATGCGCTGCTGAAGCCGGGGCACGAGTCCCGCGTGGTCACGGTCGACATCTGCTCGTCCGGCGAGATCGGTGCCCGCACGTTCACGTGCGAGGGTTCGTAATCGAACACGAGACGGATAGAGAGGAGGTGAGCGGCGATGAGTCGCGGAAGATTTCAGATCCCCAGTGACGCACTGCCGTTCACTTCCCCTGCGTACGACCTGTTGATCACCGCAACGCAGCTCGCACTGCCCGACAACGCTCATTGGAAGATGGGCCTACAGTGGCAGTCGATGTGTCCGGACGCAGATGGTACGTACGGGGAATGCACGAGTCCGGACGGGACACCGGTCCCCGCGCCCAAGGCTGATACTTGGAGCAGGCATACACGCGGAGCGACGCCGGTAACGGTGTACAGCCGCATCGATTGCGCTCCGGTAGCGGAGTGGGACCAGCTTCCCGAGCAGAATCGGCAGGCGCTGCTACGTGCCGAAGCTGCCGAACTGGAACGCATCATCTGGACTGGTGAGGCGGAACAGGACAGCGGCAACGTTACTGTGTTCCCGCACCTTGCCGACGACGGTCCCACGGTGATCGACGGGGATGACATCCTCCAGGTTGCCGCAACGGTGGTCACGGACATTCCGCAGACGATTGAGGTCGGCATTGGGATGATCGAAGCCGCTATGCGGGACTGCTACCACGGCGTAGCGATGCTGCATGTACCGGTTCGGCTCGCCGCGCTCATGGCTGAAGCCGTGCTGTTGGCACCGCGCGCGGGCGTCATGTACACGTCGTCGGTCGGTTCGAAAGTGGTGCTCGGTGAATACCCGGGGACCGCTCCGGACGGGACGAGCACTGATGGTGTGACGTGGGTATACGCCACAGGTGCCGTGTTCTTCCAGCGTGAGCCTACGCCGCACACCTTCACGCCTGTCGAGTCGTTCGATCGTAACGTGAACACGCTCAGCATGATTGCTGAGCGAACCTATGTCGTCGGCTGGGATTGCTGCCTCTTGGCGATTCCGATTCTTAACGGAGAGGATGTGACATCCTAAATGTCGGTTTGTGCAAATCCGATCCGTGGTGAGATCGTACGGTTCACCCTGCTTGACCAGTGCGGTGTACCCGTTACTGGCGACGGGTCCGCTCAGGTCACCACGGACGCGTGGACGGAAATCACGGTCACGCCCAACTATGAAGACGGTACCCGTCTTCTCCAGCTCAAGGCGAACGGGGAACCGTGCGTCAACGAGCAGAGCCCGTCTTTCCTGAACTGGATTGATGAGGTCACGAACCTGTGCACGCTCGACGTTGACCTGATCGCGCTGGTCTTCGGTGAGGACCCGATCGTGTCGGTTGCGCAGTCTGACTTCGTCGGTGTCCAGTTCGGTACCGGTCTGCTGAACGCGCGTTTCTCAAAGGAAATCTGGCAGCCGGTCGCGGGAGAGGACGCCTGCGACGCCGAAGGCAATCAGCGGTGGATCTATTGGGCGTTCCCGCACGAATACAACGCTCGTGTTGAAGCACTCACGTTCACGAACGACGTGTTCACCTTCGGTTTCGCGAGCATGAGCAAGCCCGCGTCACCGCTGTGGAACATCGGTGACCCGTGGTTGTCCGACTCGCCTGTCAGCACGTGGGAACCGGGGAAGCACTTCGCTTTCGCGATCACCACGGTTCAGCCTCCCGAGCCCGCTTGCGGCGCTGTGGAAATCGGCAGCTGATAGGATAGATGGGCAGATGTAGCCCATCATGCCGGGGGAGTGCTCACCTAGTCACCGGGTTGCACTCCCCCATTCTCATGCCGGAAGGACAACGATGCAGGATGACGCTGTAAGACCATTTCTCGGTACCGGGCACGGTCGATCGGGAACGATGTGGACTGCGGAGTTCTTCACGCGTATCGGTTTTCCCACGTACCATGAGCGGCAATTCTCTCCGATTCGGAACCACACGCTGACACACCATGAGGTGTCGTGGCTTGCTGTGCCGTTCCTGTCAACGCTTCCCGACGACACGAGAATACTCCGCGTGGTCCGAAACCCGTACGATGCCGTCATGTCGGGAATGCAGATGGACTTCCAACAACGTCCGGGAGCCACGTCGTTTGATCGGTTCATGGAAGAGCACCGACCTGATATCGCTGACGCACCGGACAAGCTCACGCGCATCATCAGATGGGTAGCAATGTGGGACTCTCCGCTGGACGAGATGTCGCACGAGGTGATTCGGCCTGATGCCGATTCTTTGGACCGGCTAGGCGAAGTTGTCGAGTATGCGACGGGTGTACCTGTTTCGCAGTCTGCCACGTCGAGCGCGTGCAGCTACCTAGGTAGTAAGGTGAACACGAAGGCAGTGCGTAGGAACCCGATCACGCGTGAGGACATCGATGAACATCCCGAAGGTTGGCGAATCAGGGAACGGGCGGAACGGTTCGGGTATGCCTGAGCTACTGATACCGGCTCAATTTCACTTCATCTGGTTCGGTAAGCCGATGCCGCAGCATCTGCGAGACAACATCCTTGCATGGGCGTCAATGCACCCTGATTGGCGCATGAACCTCTGGACAGAGAGTAACCTGCCGAAGCTCCGCAATCAAGACCTGTTCGATAATGCCGAAGACATCGTGCCCGTTGACGCTGTACATCAGTTCCGAGCCGACCTCGCTCGTTACGAGTTGCTGTACGACCACGGGGGTTTTTACGCGGACGTGGACACGAGACCGCTCAAGTGCATCGATGATGAGTTGGCGGGACACGATGTGTTCGCGGCGATGGAAGATCGCAACTGGGTGGGGAACACCTATCTGGGCTCGATTTCTGGTCATTTGATAATGCGTGAGATCATCGGAGCCATCCCCGGAAGCGTTAAGCGCAACCGAGGTCACCGTCCGAATGTGCTCACTGGGCCGAAGTTCTTGACTCCCATCTGGAAGCGTCGCGGGGGGTATACTGCACGTAGTGAACGGTTCTTCCCCTACCTGTATTCAGAGGTGCGAATCGGGAAAGTACCTACGCAGTTCGGCCCCGAAGTGGTTGCAGTTCACAGCTGGAATCACACAGCCGAAGTCATGGAACGACGAAAGGGCCGACGTGCTGTCACTCGATGAACTTGCCGACCTCGACGGGCTGATCCCCCGCGAAGTTGGTGAACACCTCCTCAAGCTCGCCTCACGCGTTCCAAGCGATCAGGCAATCGTGGAACTCGGATCGTACCGAGGCAAGTCCACGTGCTACCTGGCGACCGGAGCGCGGCAGGGCAACGGCGCGCACGTGTACGCCGTTGACGCGTGGTCCGAGGAGGTTTCGGCGTGGCGCAGCAAGATTCTTGACAGGCTGCCTTCCCCTCTGTATGCCGATTTCCGGGCACAGATCTCGAAGGCCGGTTTCAGTGACCAGCACGTGACCGCCGTCAAATCGTTGTCAACGATGGCCGGTGACCACTACGAAGGGTCGCCGGTCGGCCTGTTGTACATCGACGGGGACCACTCGAAACGCGCCGCTATCGCTGATCTCCGCGCGTGGCGAGCGCATCTCACTGACGATGCCCGGGTGGTCTTCGATGACTACGCCATGACGAACAACCCCGGCGTCAAGGTTGCGGTTGAAGCGCTCACCGAATCAGGCGAGCTTGCCGACGTGCAAGAAGTCGTGTCGCGCATCGCGGTGTGCAAGCTCGGGTCCAAGCGCGGGGCGCGTAAGCCGGGAGTGGGCAAGTGAAGTCGATTCAGTACACACCCGCTGGCTACTGGGATCGCCGCTACCGTGAAGGACGCACCTCTGGTGCTGGTTCCGAGGGCGATGAAGGTTCTTACAAGGCGAAGTACGTTTCCGACTTCATTTGTGACCACGGTATCAAGAGCGTGATCGACTGGGGTTGCGGAGACGGCCAGGTTTTGGACCTTGTCGATTTGCGTGGCGCTGATTACATGGGCATCGACGTATCCCCGACGATTCTCAAGCGACTGCGGAAAATGTACGGCGATCGATATGTGTTCACGACACCGGAGGACGCGACGATTCCCGGCGGTGAATGGTATGCGGATCTTGCGCTGAGCATGGATGTGCTCTTCCATCTCCCCGATGATGTCGATTACTTCGGGTATATCGATAATCTGTTCGGCAGCGCAGCGAGGTTCGTGGTCATCTACGCCACGAACTACGCGGGTGGCAGAACGGCTCGCCACGTCTTTCGCCGCGAGTTCACTCCGGATATCGCCGAGCGGTTCCCCGATTGGGAACTCACGACTGTTGAGACGCCGCTCCGCGAAGGGCTCGCGTCGTTCTTCGTGTACGAAAAGAAGGCATGATGCGACTCTCCGTGAAGATCATGGCGCACAAGAAACGTGCACGGCATATCCCGGGACTTCTCGAACGGCTCGGACTCACCGATGCTGACGTGATCTGGGATCGCCGGTCGGACCGGTGGGACACAGGCCGTCGCGCATGGGAAGCCGTTGATCAGACAGCCGACTTCGGATGCGTGCTCCAAGATGACGCACTGGTGCCGCTCGACTTCATCGCGGGCATGGAAAAGGCGCTGACCTACCTGCCGGAACGCGCGCTCGTGTCCCCGTACACGGGAACACGCAGACCTTCGGCAAGCCGTGTCGAGCGAGCCGTGATCGAAGCGCGCAAGGCTGGTGTGTCGTGGATTCGTATGCCGTCGCTGAACTGGGGTGTCGGCATCATCGCGCCGACAGACATCATCGACCGCATGTTGCCGTGGTGTGACAAGCAGCAGTACCCGAACTATGACCGCCGTATCGGACGCTACGCTATCGACGTTCTAGGTATGCCAACGTGGTGCACGTGGCCTTCGCTCGTGGATCACCGCGACGACGACAGCCTCGTGGGACACGGGCAAGGCCGCAAGGCGCATCAGTTCCTCGGTGAGGACGTTTCCGCGCTCAGCGTGAAGTGGGACAGCTCTTACGTCGATCTTTCCCCGAAGATGGTCGTAGGGCGTCGTTTCCCGAAACGGCCCGTCGCTAGCGTCTTCAACCCGCAGCCGGTCGAAGGTGTAGCGAGAGCGCGCACTGAGCGCGTGGCGAGCAACCGCCAGCGGACTGCGTCGGTGCTTCGCGTACCGCGACAAGGTGCAACACCCGACGCACCTAAGAAGCGTCCGGCTTAGCCATTCGTAAGCGGTACACTGATCTGCACGGGGGTTGGCAATGGCGATAGCGCAGTACACGGACAAATTCTGGTATCCAGATGGCACGCTGGCGACAAACATTGCGGTGCGTATCTTCCCGCTGAACTCGAACATCCTCGCGCCGCTGTTTGCTGATCTTGCCGCTACGGTTCCGTTGGATAACCCGCTCACGACCAGCGGAACCGGTGACATATCGTTCTTCGCCGAAGAGGCCGAATACTGGCTGCACATCGACACCGAGACGTTCCGTATCCGGGTCGGTCCCGAACCCATCGACCCGGCCAGTGAAATTGCCGCGGCCGTCCTATCGACGGGCATCACGGCCGGGGGCGACCTCTCCGTGAACGCCGTAAGTTCCTCCGCTATCGACATCGCCCCGCTCACCGGGTACATCACTGATTTCACGCCCGACCCGTTCGCGCCGACTATCACCCGCATCACGTACCCGGGCGGGACGGTGGAAATGGACGCGGGTGCGCTGGCCCGGACGGCCACGGCGTGGCTCATGGACGCGGGCCAAGTCATCACACAGCAAGCGCTACCGCCCTCGAACGCGCAGCGCCGCACCCATATTTTCCTTGGCGTGACCGCACAAGTCGGCGGCGTCATCATTGTCGACCAGTCGCTACCGGTCATCATGCAGCAACCCGCGAACCAGCTCACGGACCTCATGACCGCGCTCGGGGCGTTCAACATCTCCGGGAACCAGATCACCCCCAACGGCGTCAACCGCATGATCGACCACGCCGCCGGGACCCTGTTCTCTCAGGCGTTCAACCACTTCGTGGGGTCGGTACAGACGGACGACCCGCACGTGTCCATCAGTGGCGCGCATTCACCGGTGAACTTCCGCTACGCCACTCGTGACGTGAATGTACTGTTCGGACCGTTGACGAACCTGGTCGACGTGGCGAATTACGATGTCGGCGGCGTCGTCACGCCTGTCGGCGGCGGCGCGAACACCAGCACCATTCACCGTGTGTTCATGTTCGCGAACAATAACCCGGATGACCAGATTGTTTTGCAGTACGGGCAAACCACGTATTCGAGCCTCGCCAACGCCGTCAACGCTATCGGCGCCGGAACGTTCATACCGAACCCGCTCATGCGGGCCGCCGCGTTCCTCGGGTATATCTGTGCCACCCGCACCGCCACGAACCTCTCCGACACCGCGCAAGCGGTATTCGTGACCGCAGGAAAGTTCGCCACGCCGTAAGGAGGTCCCATGCCAGTTATCAATCCTATCCCGACAGCCGCAACGGCTGGAGGTGCAGCGTTCGGTCCGTGCCAAGCGTGGGATCTGTCGTGCGCTACTTTCCCCGAATCGGTGACGCCGGAGCTTGAAGCCACGGCGGCAATGATCGCTACCGAAATCCTGTGGAACCGAACGAAACGCCAGTTCGGCGTCTGCTCCGTGAAATTGCGCCCATGCCGCAAGGACTGCCTCCCCGCTGGTCCGTGGATTCCCACGACGGGCGGGTGGTACGACTTCACCGGCTCATCGTGGCCGTTCCCGCAGCCCGCACTCATCGGTGGCGCGTGGATCAACATTGCGTGCGGATCATGCTTTTCCGACTGCTCGTGTTCGCACATCTCCGAAGTGCGCCTTCCATATCCGGTAGCCTCGATTACCGAGGTCAAGGTTGACGGCGCTGTACTGCCTTCTACGGCTTATCGCGTGGACAATTTCAACCTGCTGGTCCGTCTCGATGGGGAAGAATGGCCGCGTTGCAATGACATGAACCTCGATGACACCGAGGTCGGGACGTGGTCGGTCACCGCTGATTACGGGCAGGACGTTCCCGAGCTTGGCAAGCTCGCGGCGGGGCAGCTTGCGGTGGAGATCGCCAAGCGCTGTGTCAATGCCTCCGGTTGCGTGCTGCCTTCCGGCACCGTGCAGGAGGTGACCAGGCAGGGCGTGAAGAAAGTGTTCTTCGATTCGGAGACGGCTTTCAAAGGCGGCATGACGGGCATGTACTGGCCTGACCTGTTCATCAAGACGTTCAACCCCTCCGGTACAGGGATGGCGAACATCTTTGACATCGACGGACCGAAGCATCGACGGGTGGGTACCGCCTGATGGTCTTCACTAACGCGAACCCGTTCGCCGGTTACGAACTCGCTGAGCACCTGCGAGACTGTATCGTTCCCTACCTTGAGGGGACAACCACTGGCCTGCCCGGCCGGGTGTGCATCACGACAGGGCAAATCGCTTGGGACGATTGCGAGTGCGGGCAGCTCGTTGTGTCGCTTGACCGGCAATACGAATCCGGTACGTTCCCGAACCCATGGGACGCATCGGAGAACGCTGGCACGCGCAAGTGTGGTCCGCCCATGTTCGTGTTCCAGTACACAGTGTCGATGCTCAGGTGCTCCCCGACCGGTGACGACATGGGTAATCCTCCGCCGTGCTCGGAGATCGACGCAGCGGCCCGTGTGGCTATCGAGGACGCATGGGCGGTACGGGCTGGACTCATGTGCTGCCTGTGTGCCGGTTCCACGCGGACCGATGGCGTGAAGCTGTTTGAGCGGTACACGATCGGACCGCAACTCATGGTCGGACCTATGGGTGGCTGCCAGGGTTCGGCTGTCACGGTGCAGATCGGTGTCCTCAACGGTGGCTACCCCTGCGACATCAGCTAGGAGAAGCGGTGGCGAAGTCGAAGACACGGCATTCCACGAACTACGGCAACATTCGCTTGCTGATGACCTCCCCGACTTCCGGTGTCGTCATGAACCTCCGCGCGCGTGCGCTCGCGACACAGGCAGCCGCTAAGCGTCGACTCAACGCGAATCCGAGGCGCATCGACACCGGCCTACTTGTCAACTCTATCCAGATTCGGGAGTACACCCGAAACGGTGTTATTGTTGAACGGATCGGTACTGATGTAGAGTACGCCAACTACGTGCACCAAGGCACTCGGTACATGGAAGCGAACCCGTTCCTCGTTGACGGACTTCGGGAAGGCTTCACACAGTTCTCTTAGACAGGTGACAGCATGACCCGTAAGAGCTTTACCACCCGGAAAGAACCTATCGAGTTCGACATCGACGAAGAGGTGTTCAGCCTCAAGGCAAGTGTCCCCGCAGGGCGTATGACCGAGCTTTCCCGGCTTGCGGGGGAAATGCAGGCAGCCTCTCAGGCACCGGCAGAAACGTTGAAGGACCCGCGTGTCGGTGAGTTCTCCCGCCTCGCGGGGGAAATTCTGGCACTCGTGTCCCCGGACGGTGCTGAACCCACCAGCCCGGCTGCGCTTGCGGTCTATCGCAAGGCGATCGAGATGCAGTCACTCGCAGCAGATGAAAATGTCGACCGTGATGCAACTGAGCCGATTTTCAAGCTGCTTGCCGAAGTCTTCGAGTCTGAATCGCTCGACCGTTTCAAGCGACGGTTCGACGGTGAATACGATGCGATCGACATCGGAGCGTTCTACGAAATCCTTACATGGGTGATCGGTGAAGCGTTGGGAAAAGGCATTACGTCGCTGCAATCTCGCTAGAAGTTTGGGTCACGTCAGATCAAGTGTGGCCCTACTTCGACGGCTGGTGCGCTTCCCGCAACGTCGAACACTTGGAATTGCCCTGGGATCGGTGGCTGAACCTGGTGTACTACTTCGCCACGCGGAACGCCTCGACCGAGGACAGGGACAAGTTCGATGCGGCGATTGCCGAACAGGTAGCGGAGTGGAACATGCAGAAAGTCAAGCCGGTCGTTGCGAAGGCACTCGCGACCGCTAAGGATGCGAAGCCGGAGCGCAGGCGCGCACCGAAACCGGCGTGGTACGGCGACGACAAGACGAACACGTTCAATTCGAAAGCAGCCATGGCGACGCTTACTGCACCGGGAGTGAGCGGCAGGAAACGCGGGAAATAGGCGGTACACTGTGAGCGCAGGTTAACGGGGTTGAGGTGCGGTAATGGCTGGTCCGCTTGATGAGGCGTTTGTAGAAATCACTGCCGAGCTCGACACTCGGCAAGTGCAGCGCGCCGCGCGGGCCGCCAGTCGCACCGTTGAGCGGTCGCTCACACAGGGCGTTGACCGCGCCGAGAAGTCGATTGCACGTGGCAGTGGGCGAATCGGGTCGCAGGCCGGTGAAGATTTCGGCGACGGATTCGGTTCCGGACTGCGTGACACGCTGTCGTCTATTGCTGACATCAAGCTGCCGGTACCGGCTTTTGCCGCATTGGGTCTCGCGCTCTCCGCCGCAGCGGCATCCGCTGTGCAGTTCGCAGCCGCGTTGGCACCCGCAGTAGGCATCGTGGCGGCGTTGCCGTCCGGCATCGGCGTGCTATCCGCAGGGCTGTCTACGCTCAATGTAGCGACGCTCGGAGTAGGGGAAGCATTCGAGGCAGCGGCCACGGGCAGCGCCGAAGAGTTCCAAGAAGCCATCGAGGATATGGCACCTGCGGTGCAGGATGCCGCTCAGGCCATCCGTGACATGATGCCGGAACTTGAAGAGCTACGCGACACCGTGCAGGATGCGTTCTTTCAGGACTTCGATGATGTTCTGAACTCGCTTGCGGAGACGCTGCTTGGTCCGGTCACCACAGGCATGACCGCAGTAGCCACCGAAGCTAACGGCGTCATCGTCGCTCTTGCGGGCGTGGCAACCTCGGCGCAGGGCATTGAGTTCGTCAACCAGAGCTTTGACATCATGGCGACGATCCTCGCGCGGGTGCAGGAGCCACTAGCGGCGCTGTTCGGGGCGCTGCTGAATGTCGGCATCGCACTCAATGCGGCGTTCGGGGATACCGCAGGGCAGGGCATCGCCGACGTGACAACACGGTTCGCGGAGTTCTTGAACCAAGCCGCCGACTCAGGGCAAGCTGTAGCGTGGGTGAGCGACGCTCTCGACGTGTTCCAGGCGATCGGCGATATCCTCTCCCCGATCATTGGTATCATCGGGTCGATCGGTGCCGCTGCGCAGGCTACCGGCGGCAACATCCTCGGTGTGTTCGGGCAGGCGTTGCAGGTCTTCGATGACTTTCTCGCATCGGCGCAAGGGCAGTCGGCGCTGATCTCGATCTTTGAGGCACTGAACCAGGTGGGAGCGGCGTTCGGTACCGTCCTGGCGAACATTGCTCCCGCGATCCCTCCGCTCTTCCAAGGGCTGGGAAGTATTCTCAGTGTTGTATCGCCTCTTTTGGGTCCACTGTCGCAGCTAGTTGGATCAGTGCTTACTGCACTTGCTCCTCTACTGAATGTAGTTGCCGCTGCTATTCAACCGCTCATCGCCCCGCTGACCAGCGTTATTGAACTGCTCG